GCCCTCCGTAAGGAGGGCTCTCGAGCGTGAGCTCGTGCAATCCCGCATCCCACCGAGAGTAGATCTCTTGCCGAGCAGGACCCGCTTTAAGAGCACCCCATTCGCACCTGCTGGTGGCTTTCGCCACTGGGCTGGTACGAACTTTCAAAACTCTCCGTCCTCCGGAGCCTATGGCTCTGTTTGGACGCAGTGTGATGATGTAATTGGGGATCCTAACCACGATCATCCCCTGACAATCACTATTCGTGATTTCTCAGGTTTGACCCCCATGAATGGGGACGATAACGGACGAATCTATAAAGATTGGTTCGGTACCGTGTGGTGGAATCTTAACGAGGGACACCTGTCTCTGACTCTGCCCAGTTTAGGTGCTAGGGCTACTACTTTGCTGGCCAGGACGAATCCGTCACGGCCAACAGTTAGTCTCCTTAACTTCCTATATGAGCTGAAAGACCTGCCTGGTATGATCCGGGATATAGGGAAATTCAAACTTAATGGAAAGAAGAGTATTCTGACAGCCAAAGATTTGGCTAATCATAATCTCTCTGTCCAGATGGGATGGATTCCACTAATCTCTGATCTCCAAAAGCTGCTCCAGTTTAAGCAAGCCGCCCGTGATAGGGTGGAAGAGCTTAAGCGGTTATACAGCGATACAGGTCTCAAGAGACGCATGCGCCTGGGGAGTTGGTCCAAAGAAAGTGTTGACACTTTCTCCATTGAATCAGCCTTCGCGGCTCTCTATACCTCTCAGAGGAAGAGATTCACGACAGCGGTTTCATGGGGAACTGTGCGGTGGTTGCCCACCACAGTTCCATCTGTACCACTCGACTCCAAAGAGATGCTAGACGCGTGCCAGGCCCTGGTACTAGGGGCGAACTTACGTCCCGAATACCTATGGAATGCAATTCCATGGTCCTGGCTAATCGACTATGCGGCCAATGTTGGTGAGTACCTTACGGCACACAACAACACTGTCCCCGCCGTTGCCACTGGTGTCAACGTTATGACTACCACGGTAACGACCTCTCTCTGGTCCCGTATTGACAACCGTCAAGGTGTCAAGGGAGGCTCAGGCATTACTATGCTGACCACCAAAGAACGTGCTCAGCCTAGTGCTACTCTCTCGGCTAGCCTGCCGTTCTTGAACGCCAGGAAGCTGTCGATCCTTGGCTCCCTTGCGCTTCAGCGCATGCGCTGAGGCCCATCGAGAAACAAGGAGTAAGTACATGTCGCTAGGATCTACCTTCACGATAACCCTTGACGGTTCCGGTGGAACCGCTAAGGTGTTACCGCTCGTCACCACTGGTAGCTACAGCTCAGAATATTTTCTGGACGAAGCTACGGTATGGTGGAAAGCAAAAGTCCGCCATTCCAACGACAACGTCAAGGCCGGCACTCAGCCCTTTGCCCGTCACACCGTGACGATGCAGAGGTATCTGAAGCCGACTGAGACTGCGCCGCTTGGTCGTCTGACAGAGGTTATCTTTACGATCCGTCAGGATCCTAATGAAACCGCATCAGACGTTATCGACCTATCGGAAGCCATGAGCTTTTACATGGTAAAAGCTGGTGGCATTGCCGCTAAGTTGATCGGCCTCGAGTCTTAAACAGGCTCTTCGCCGTAGACGGAGAAGGTGATCGTAGCCGTAGATCCTTCCACCCCTAACTGAAGGAGTTAAAGGATGAAAAGCTACGCTCTGTACTTACAGGGACTCTACGGAGCAATCCTAGAACAGATTGCTCTGCGTTGTCCACATCTCCAGCGTGATTGTGAGCGGGATCGAACTCGCTTGCTCTCACTCATCGATAAGAGAGGGAATCATTTCACAATGATAGACCTCCCATCCATGGGTAAGCATTTTGATCAGTGCCTATCCACGGGACAACTAACTCCTGCTCGTGATGACAAAGACAAGGTAATACCTTGTCAGCGTCCTTACAAGCGGGGGGGGACAATCCCTCGACTTTTCAAGGGGATGTTCCAGCTTGTCTTCGATGATTCTGGAGTGCTTAGAGATAACCCTGATATACAGGCGATCTCCTACCTTCGACTGCTGTATAATGCAGCGAAGAAGGTCGAAGTCCCCTGCGAAGACCACCGAACATGGAAATGTGTCGATGAGTTCTTCAAGGTTGATCTTCTATGCCGTTCTCCGTCTCTTGAGTGGGACGGGGACAGCATCCGGTTACCTGTTCTTGATAATATCTGTTTATCAGATATTACTAGTGGTAATCGGGTTCGTGATAGGCAGATGGACCTATTCGGATCCACTCCTATTCGAACAGATTCTCCAGTCGCTGCGCCAGAGACTTTAGAAGCCACCCAACGGGTAGCTGATATTGTCTCTAGCATGCTTGGCAGATTTGAACCTGCTGAATGGAGAACTAAGCACGGACCTGGTGCAGTTGCCGACATGCGTCATACTCAGTTTAAGTATGACTTTCCAACATGGCCGGCAAAGCTCAGCAATGTCTTCCCTTTGGCCGAGTTTGGTTTTGCCAATCTTGGTCTTTGGGCAGAATATGCTGGCGGTGATGGTTCAGCCTTTTCTGAGCATGAACCTCCTTCAAAACTTATTGATGTCCCGAAGACTTTAAAGACTCCAAGGCTTATTGCCTCAGAGCCTGTAAGTCATCAGTGGTGTCAGCAAGCTATAAAGGACTTTCTCACCGATTCCCTTGCGAGAACCCCTCTGAATCGTGCTATTCACTTCCGTGATCAGCGCGAGAATCAGGGCCTCGCATTGGAGGCTTCCCATACTCAGTCGCATGCGACAATTGATTTGTCGAGTGCATCTGATCGGCTATCCTGCTGGACTGTGGAGAGAATCTTTAGGAGAAATCATTCTCTTGTTGAAGCTCTTCATGCCACTAGGACACGCTGGGTGGTTAACACCATCGATCGCAAGTCTCCAACCTTTCATAGGTTGAGAAAATTTGCGTGTATGGGTTCTGCTTGTACCTTTCCTGTTCAGAGTTACGTCTTCGCGATATTGGCTGTATCCGCAGTTATCGTTTCACGAAAGCTGCCGATAACAATCAAATCGATTAGGCGTATCTCCCAGGAGGTCCGCGTCTTTGGTGACGATATGATCGTCCCCATTGACGGATGGACGACGCTTCAGGGAATACTGGGTAGCCTCGAACTCGAGGTTAACCGCACTAAGACTTTCTATTCTGGAAAGTTTAGAGAGTCGTGTGGACTTGACGCATACGATGGAAACGATGTTTCCGCCGTGTACTCCAAGACCATCCCTGACGTGTCCCGACCTGGGTCGATTATATCCCTCGTAGAAACACACAACAACTTCGCTATGCGAGGTTATTGGAGAATCTGCGAGTATATAAAATCGACAGTCATGCGAGAGAGGAGATTCCTCTTCCCTTGCGTGCCGATCGGCTCAGGTACCTTCGGTTGGGCTCACCCTCTTGGTTATGATTACTCTGGTCTTAAGACTAGGTATAATCGTGACCTTCAGAGGACTGAGGTGCTGGTAGATTCGATAGTCAATCGAACCCGCCGGCTTCCACCGGAGAGTGGCTCTGGTTTGCTTCAGTATTTTACTGAATGCACTAAGCCTCCTCTCTCCAAAGAGGACCGTTTAGGCCCAAATCAGAGAGTGACGACCTCTCTACGTCGTCGCTGGGAAGCCCGCATGGCGGCTTAATTGCCATGCGGTGTTCTTTTACCGTAAGGTAAAAGATGAAGAGGCCACACCTTGCAGTGCGCCT